TGATGAAAAAAATATTGATGCTTTAATAAAGTCAAGATATTTTGGAGGTTCTTTTAATACTGAAGGTAATCTTGTTTTTGCTGAAGGAGAATCAATAGGTAAATTTGGAAATGATATAGCAGGAGTATTAGCTGAATTAACAGGTAATATTATGCAAGAACAAGGATTAACTTTTAATCAAACTCAACCTTTTATTGGAATAATTAAAAATAAAATAGATAGTTTACCTCAAGATATACTTCAAAAAAATATGGAAAATTATCCAAAATTTTCTGATGAAGATAAAGAAAATTTAATTAATAATATGGTGGAAAAATCTGGACTTGATAGATCTATTGTAATATCAATTTTTGAAAGGTAGTTTATATATGGTATCTCCTATATTATTTGATACATCACCAAAAAAAAATAATATATTAAATAATTCTTCTAATAATCAAAAAGTAGTTACTAAACCTATATTATTTGGTGATGTTAAACCTACAGATACAGATACAGATAAAAGATTAACAACAACAGATCTTCTTACTGATAGATCTTGGATCAACGCATCTAAACAAATATATAAACATCAAACAGGTAAAGAGTTTGTAGGTACTGATCAACAAGCTGCTGAGTGGGGTATAGGTAATACAGCAGATTTTGAATATGATCTTACTAAAACTATTGGTATTGCAACAGATGCAAAAAACTTTGATTTACCTACTGCAGAAGCTTGGAACACAGTTCTTGATAAATATAATCAATTAGAAATGTTTACATTAGGAGGTACTGGTAGAGCTTTACGTTATATGGCTACTGATCCTACAATGATTGCTGGTCTTGGTTTAGGTTTTGGTATAGGAGGTATTGCAAAACAATTTGGACAACGAGGAATAAAAACTGCAGCTAAATTTGCAGTTAAAGAAGCTGTTAAACAAGCACGTAAAAAAGCTATAGCAGATGCAGCAAAAGAAGGTATTACAGGTAAAGCTAGAAAAGAATTAGTAGATGCTGCTGTAAAAAAAGCTTCAACTAAAGCTAAAACAAATATAGCTTTATTAGCAGGTACAGAAACAGGTGCTTATAGTGGAGTAGATAATTATTATAGACAACTGTTAGATGTAGAATTAGATAGAAGAGATGGTATTAATGCATTAGAGTTAGGTTTAACAACTGGTGTTATGGGAGCACTTGGTTTTGGTTTAGGTAGAGGTTTACCTGCAGTAGCTAGACGTATTTTTAAAAAACAAGAAGTTGTAGATGATCTTCCTGATAAAATATTTAGTGATAAAGATACTATTGATATAGCAAAACAACAAACAAAAATAGATGCTCCTATATCTAATACTACAAAAGTATCTACAAGAATTGCACAAGATGCTTTACGACAAGATCCTAATGCTACAGTATTATCTTATGGATCAGGACAAGTAGATGAAGCAACAGGAACTATTAAAGAAGTAGAAGAATTAAAAAAATCAGGTGCTAAAGTAGATGCATATGACTTAGAACCTAATATGGTTAATAAAGAAAGAACTGCTTATCGAGAACAATATAATCCTTATGCTTTAGATAATAAATATAATGTAGTTAATGCATCTAATGTATTAGATAATTTAGGATCTAAACAAGATGCATATAATAAAGCAAGAAGAATAGTAACACAAATAAGTAAATCTGTTAAAGATAATGGTACTGTTGTTATTAATCCTTCTAAAAAAAGTAGTATAACTAAAGCAAAATTAGATAATATTCTTAATGAAACTTTTGAAAAAGTAGAATGGGATGATACATCTGAAGTATTTAAAGCTTCAGGTCCTATAGAAAAAGTTGTTGTTGAAGTAGGTGAAGATGGTTTACCTATAAAAAAACAAAACAAAGTATTAATGTTTTTAAAAAAGAATTTTTCATCAGATGCTGGAGCAGGAGAAACTATTGCTCAAGGTAGACGTTTACAAAAAACTACTGTAAAAAATGCTGAAAGAAAAATACAATATAATTTAGGAAGATTAGAAAAAGCTGTAAAAAAAGAATATGGTAGTTTTGATAATGTTCCTCCAAAACTTATGTCACAATTAGTTGCAGGTGTTGAAGGAAGATTATGGGAATTAGAGGGCGTGCTTCCACAAACAAAAAAAATTCTTACAGACATGAGACGTTCTATAGATGATGCTCAACAACAACTAATTGATATAGGAGCAGTAGAACCAGGTAGTGAACTACAATATAAAATTAATAGAAGTCAATCAACAAGTTATCCAGGAGCTATGCAAGGTCCTCCTCAAGAAGGAGAGTCATTAAAATTTTATATGAATACTTCGTATGATGTATTTGATAATCCTAAATATAAAGTTAATCCTAAAGATAGAGAAGCAGGTAGACAATATTTTATTGATAAACTTTCACAATCAGGTGCAGCAGAAAATGCTGCATATAAATTAGCTAAAAGTAAAGAAGCTAATATAGCTTATAAAAAGAAAAAGAATATAAAAATAGAACCAAATGAAGAATTAAGTACTGCAGATTTACAAAATATAAATAGATATGAAGGTCAAGATGGTATTATTGAAGGATTAATAAATCAACTTACAGAAAAACATGGAGATGATATTACCTCACAGTTAGATAATTTATTAGGTAAAACAACATCACGAGTAGGTTCAGGTGCTCTTAAAATTTTAAAAGCAAAAGAAAATATTGATCCAGAAATAGCAGGACTTCTTGGAGAAACTAAAGATATAAGACAAAGGTATGCAAATACATTATTAAAACTTAGTAAGTTAGCAGGTAACTTTGAATTTAATAAATCTATACGTGAGTCTGCAGAACAAGCAGGAATTACTGTACCTACTCAAAATCAAATGTTAAGAAATAGAGGATTAGATGTTGCTAGAATAGGTCAAAGAGGAAAATATACACAACGTGTTAGTGATTTAGTTTCAGATCCAGAGATAGAAGGATTAGCTAGACCATTACAAGATGTTTGGACTACACAAGAATTTAAAGATATAATAGAACAAGGTGCAGAACTAGCTGAACCAGTAACAAAAGAATTATTAGGAAAATTATATGATACTTTTTTAGTAGGTAAAGCTCTTACACAAATATCTAAAACTGCTTATAGTATTGGATCTACATTTAGAAATTTATATGGTGCAGGTATGTCTGCATTAGGTAATGGTTACATTAATCCAGTTGCTTTAGCTGAAGCAGGTAATGCTTTTAAACAAGTATTTACAATGCCACGTCAAGAAGTTAGAGAAAAAATAGAAAAATTAACAGCATTAGGTGTATTAGATACTGATGTTAGACTTCAAGCTATGATTGAATTATCAAAAGATATAGATTCTAATTTTTTTCTTGGAGGTATAAAAAAATATGCACCTAAACCAGGAAAAATTATTAATAAAAAAGCTTTAGAAATTTATCAATCTGCAGATAATTATTGGAAATGGTTTGCTTTTCTTAATGAACAGGGAAGATATAGACAAGTTCTTATTGACAGAGGTATAGATCCTAATAGAACTGTACGTACATTTAGAACTGGTGGAAAGGTTGTAAATGTAACAGAGCTTGATGAGTATGCTGCAAAGATGGTTAGAGAAAATATGCATAACTATGGTGAAACTTCTCGTATGGTTAAACGTGCTAGAAGAAGTCCTTTTACAGACTTTATTGCATTTAGAACAGAGATGTTTAGAACATCTAAAAATATACTAAAGAATGGTATTAAAGATATGCAAGAAGGTGCTGCTCAAATGAAGAGAGGTCAACGTAATGAAAAGGGTTCATTAAAAGGAGTTGCACAATTTAGAGCAGGTATGGCTAGAATAGGTGGTGCTGCAGGTGCTGTTACAGCAACAGGTGCTATTGGTTATACATCAGCAGAATTAACAGGAATTAATGATTTAGTTTTTGGAACTAACTACACAAAAAAAGAAGCAATAGAAGAATTTGATCAAGGTTATAATAAAGGATCAGATTGGTTGTATTTTTTTAAAAATGGAAAATTAAAAAGATTTAATATAAGTTATATAGATCCTTGGGCAATGTTTAAAAATCCTGTTCAAGCTGTTATACGTGCATTTCAAACAGAAGATGATCCTAATATAGCTTTAGATAAATCTACTAATCAAATATTAAAAACTTTTGGAGAAAGTATAGGACCATCTATTTTAACTCAAGCTTTATTTGATATATGGAGAAATCAAGATGAATTTGGTAGAGAAATTGCTAAAGATCAAGGAGTAGTAAAAGATACTGCTAATAGATTAGCTAGACTTTGGGAAGCCTTTGAACCAGGAACAGTTAGTACTGCAAGAAGAGCATTTGAAGCATATACTAAAGGTGGAATTAAATCTTATGGAACTCCTATAGAAAAACAAGCTGAGATATTAGGTTTTGCTGGATTAAAATATGAAGATGTTAATATACCTAAAGCTTTAAGTAGAAGTTTAATAGAACCAACACAAAGATTAAATGAATCAGATAAAAATTATAAGAAAGCTTTTAGAGATTATAGAGGAACAGAACCAGAAGTATTTATAGATTTATATTCTCAAGCACAACGTAAAAAATTTAGAGCTGCTCAAGATATGTATAAATTTGTACAAGCTGCTAAAGCTACAGGCATGGATAATAATGCTATTATAAAAGAAATAACTAAAGATGGTTTCTTTCCAAAAAATTTAAGTAAACAATTTATTAGAACTTTAGTTAAAGATGGTATATTTTTACCAGATAAACCTGAAAATAAAACATTAAATAAATGGCAAGCTCTTATAAAGAAAACAAATAAAGAAGCTGTTATAGGTTTACCTGCAGCAAGAAAAGATTTATATGATTTATATAGACAATATAGTAGATTACCTTTAACAACTTATGAAGAAGAAGTTATTGATTATGGTAATGATGCTATTATAGATTAGGAGACAACAATGCAAGATATAATGTTATGGAATGCTGTGCTTACACTTGCTGTAGGTGCATTCTTATGGTGGATACGTAGTATTAATAATGATATAAATAAACTACGTGAAGATTTAAAAGATCATGCATTGTCTGATGCAAAGACTAGAGAGTTTATGGCTACTAATTATTCTCCACGTAAAGAAGTGTTTAATGAAATAAATAAACTACTAGCAAGATTTGATAAGCTAGAAGAAAAACTAGATCGTTGGATGGAGAAACAATAGTATTATGTTTATTATTATTTTGTGGGAGTATGTTAATGGCTGATATGTCAGGTGAAAGAGCACCAGAACAATATGAATTTAAACATGCTGAATATGTACCTCATATAAAAGAAGCTGAAGGTAATATAAACTATCAAACAAAAATAGGAAGTTATGATCCTCAAACACAAGAGTTTACAACATACTTAGATAGTGTGGGTGTACCTACAATAGGATATGGTACAACAGCTAAATCAGCATCAGGCTTTAATGTAAAAGAAGGACAACGTATTCCACTTTATGTAGCTGATATGGCACTAGATCAAGAGATAGGTGAAAAATTAAAAGCAGTAAATAGACGTATACCTTCTTTTAATC